GTGGACTACGTGCTGACGGTGACGGGGACGACGAGCGGGAGCAACACGCGAATCTTCGTGGCGACATTGCAGGTGAGAGACTCGTGAACATCCGAAACCGAGTGAAGGAACTGCGGTACGTTCCCGCCTCACAGCTCCAGCCCAACCCGAAGAACTGGCGGACGCATCCAGAGGCACAACAGAACGCCCTGCGCGGCATTCTGGCAGAGGTAGGCATCGCTGGTGCTGTGCTGGCCCGGGAGACCCCAGAGGGTGGCCTGATGTTGATCGACGGGCATCTTCGAACCGACGTGATGCACGATCAGGAGATTCCCGTCCTAGTGCTCGACGTGGACGAAGCCGAGGCCGACAAGTTGCTGGCGACGATTGACCCACTCGCGGCGATGGCAGAGGCAGACGCGGGCAAGCTGGATGAGTTGCTGCGGGAGATCGACACGGGGAGCGAGGCGTTGCAGGAGATGCTCTCAAAGCTGGCAGAAGATACAGGGGTTCTCGCCGGGGCAGATATTGCGGAGATTGCAGGCGTTGAAGCACAGAAAGGAGATGCCGATAGGGATTACAGCGCATCAGCTGTGAGGTCTGTCGTGCTTATCTTCGACGAAGAACAATATTCGGCTGTGATTGAGGCGATGGGAGAGCATGCCGAAAAATTCGGCTTGGCAAACAATACTGAGGTCGTTTTGCATCTTTTGGAGACGAATGGTTATGGAGTTTCGGGACGCGACAATACGCCAGATCAATCCGAAGGAGTGGCAGCGGAGATCAGCGAAGATTGAAGATTGCAGCCACACAATCAAAACAGACACAGTGATTTCTGTAGATGGAGTTCCTCGAATAGTCTACATCTCCAGAATGAAAAACCCAGCGATTGAGGCAGCTAGGAAAGCTGTCCAGTCTGTGAGGTATGACACAAGCACGCGCACGAGCGGACTCGTATCGACAAGCAGGATTTTTGGCTATGCCCCAAGAAATGTTCTGCGTGGACACGCATGCCGAGCGGTCTCAATGGCTGTCAATCATCCCAAGGAGCATAAAGCTATTTGCAATGCAGCCAGATTCGTTGATGAGCAATATCAGCAGTGGTTCCCACAAGTCCATGCCTCACACGTTGATGCACTCAAAAAGGTCAAGCCAGAATGGATTATTCCAGGCAGTGTATTCACGAGCGGAATCGTGAATTACAACAATCCATTGCAATATCATTTTGATGCCGGAAACTTCGCCAAAGTGTGTTCCGCTATGGTGGGTTTCCGTCATAAAACTGACGGGGGATATCTCGCGTGTCCAGAAATTGATACGGCATTCGAAATTGGTGACAGATCGCTGATACTGTTCGATGGCCAAAGTCTGTTGCATGGAGTGACGCCAATTCACAGGAAGGCAAATGATTCGTTCCGATACACAATCGTATATTATTCCCTAAAACAGATGTGGAATTGTGAAGGTGTTTCTGGTGAGATTGATGCACTGAGGGCAAGGCGTTCAGCGATTGAAGCCAAGGCGGCAAGCACACAGAAAGCAGCAACGCGGGGGACGCGATGATCAGACTAGCCAATAGCGAACCGTTAAAGAACGTATTGGAGGGCGGTCTGTGAACATTCGAGACCGGATCAAAGAGCTTCGGCGGGTGCCAGCGGATCAACTCCAGCCGAACCCGAAGAACTGGCGGAAGCATCCAGAGTCGCAGGCAAACGCACTACGCGGCGTTCTGGCGGAGGTTGGCATTGCCTCCGCTGTGCTGGCCCGAGAAACGCCAGAGGGCGGCCTGATGCTCATTGACGGCCACCTACGCACAGAGACGCTCCACAACGCCGAGATACCGGTTCTCGTGCTGGACGTGACGGAGGAAGAGGCGGACAAGATCCTCGCCACGTTCGATCCGTTGGGAGCGATGGCCGAATCGGACGCCGACGCCTTGCGGGCACTGCTTGAGGATGTGGAGACGGGGAGCCAGGAACTTGCCGACATGCTGACAGCGTTGGCGGAGGATGCGGGGATCATCGATGAAAACAAGCAAGCGAACCAGTCGACAGCCGAAGAAATCAATGTTGATTCCTTCAACATGCAATGCAAGTGCCCACGGTGTGGCTTTGAATTCGATCCCCCAGAAGCCTGATTGTGCTTGGATGTTGGAAGACCTCAAGGCAGTCCCGAAGAATGGGCTGCGGGTCATGTCCACTTTTGCGTGTGGCGGCGGATCGTCAATGGGCTACAAGCTGGCCGGATGTGATGTGATTGCCGCGAACGATATCGATCCGGAAATGGCATGGCATTACAAACGGAATCTGAATCCCAAGTATTATTTCTTGTGCCCAATTTCTGATTTGCTCACGGCAGATTTGCCAAGCGAACTCCATGAATTGGACATCCTCGATGGTTCTCCGCCGTGCTCTACCTTCAGCATGGCCGGCAGTCGGGAAAAGGCATGGGGGAAGAAGAAGCATTTTCGCGAAGGACAGGCAGAGCAAGTATTGTCCGACCTGTTTTTTGATTACCTGAACCTCGTGGAGCGATTGCGCCCACGGGTGGCGATTGCGGAGAACGTCAAGGGGATGATTATCGGCAACGCCAAGGGGTACACGAAAATGGTGATGCAACGATTCCGAGAGATCGGATATCGGCCGCAACTTTTTCTGTTGAACGCCGCGGATTGTGGAGTGCCTCAACGTCGGGAAAGGGTGTTTTTCTGTGCCTTGAGGGACGATATCAAACGGCCGGAATTGAGATTGAAGCCGCAGCATCGATGGATATCGGCCGGAGAAGCAACGATCGATTTGCGGGGATTGAATCATATTGAAATGGAGGACACCGCACCAAACAATACGGACAGGAAATATTGGCATCTGACCGATGTGGATTCTGATTATGGCAAGGTCCATAAAAGCATGAGTGGCAAGGATGGTTTTTGGAATCATAAAAAATTGTCGTCATCAGTTCCGTCCCTTACATTGACTGCTAACTCGGATATGTTCAATCACTGGGGTCAATGCAGGAAGTTGACCTTTCGCGAATGGAAACGACTCGGATCATTCCCGGATGACTATCATGCCAAGACAGACAAGATCGGCAAATATATGATTGGGATGAGTGTCCCGCCGAAGATGACCAAAGCAGTTGCAGAGGCAGTGATTCAGCAGTGGTTGACCGTAGGGGGTGAAGGATGATCAGGCCAGCCGATGACAAACCGCTAAAGGGGGGATTGGGGGGCGGTGCGAAGCCGACTCCCCCGCCTGTTCCCACTGTGGCACAGATCGACCCTCGGACACCGGGGAAGGATCTGCGGTTGATCGCGTCGGCTGTGCGGAAAGGCTGGGTGATTCCCGATGAGGCGATGACCGTCCTCCCGGCTGCCTTGCTGCGGGTGGCGTTGGATAAGAATGAGGAAGTCCGAGCACGTGTGAACGCGGCGAAGGTGGTCGTGGCTATGCACGGGCAGAACGAGCCAGCGCCGGCGGCTGCGGTGCAGGTGAACGTCAGCGGGACGGCTGACACGGTGGCGGCAATGCTCCAGGAGCCGGGATATGTCCGATGGGCACAGGGCGAGGCAGTGTCTGACACCGGCACTGTTTGCCCGGGCAGCAACTGACGGGCGGTTTCTGTTGCCTCGGCATGTCGCGGCTATCTCGGAAGCCATCTGCGACACGATCACCGGCAGGAGTGAGCCTATCCTGTTGATCGAGGCTCCCCCCCGGCATGGGAAGAGTGAGCTTGTCAGCAAGTTCCTGCCGGCGTGGTATCTCGGGGTGTGGCCAGATCGGCGGGTCATGCTGGCAGCGTATGAGGCGACGTTCGCGAGATCGTGGGGACGCAAAGCCCGGCAGGTGTTCGTCGAGTCGACGTGTCCGGTATTTGGTCGGGGATTGTCGGGGGACAACTCGGCGGCGGATGATTGGAGCACGACAGCGGGCGGGGGCATGAGCACGGCAGGCGTGGGCGGTCCGATGACTGGGCGAGGGGCACATCTGCTGATCATTGACGACCCGGTCAAGAACGCCGAAGAGGCGTTGTCAGCGACCACACGCGAGAACCATTGGGACTGGTGGCAGTCCACGGCAAGCACGCGATTGGAGCCGGGCGGCGTGGTCATCGGGATCATGACCCGCTGGCACGAAGACGACATCTTCGGGCGGCTGCTGAAGAGCGGGGGACAGATCCGGCGGCTGACACTGCCGGCGCTGGCCGAGCCGGGCGACGTGCTGGGCCGGCAGCCGGGTGAGGCCCTCTGGCCGGAGCGGTATCCCGTGCAGCGGCTGGAGCAGATGCGGCGGGAGCGGTCGGAATACTGGTGGCGGGCCTTGTTCCAGCAGCGGCCCGGCAAGTGGGGCGAAAGCAAATGGGGCCAATTCCTCGGCGATCGGTGCATGGCTGCCCGCTGGCCTGAAGCGTTCGATGTGGGTGTGGTGGCTGTCGATCCTTCGCTAGGTGCCGATGACCGCA